CGCTGGCAATGTCGGCTGAACCTGTCTTTAACACCGCATCATGCACGGTTATCGTATCGCTGCCGGGGTCAACATTCATCGTCGCCGAACCGCCGACCGCCAGCGCACCGGCAAGCGTACCGTCGATTGTTTTGCTATCTTCGTGGTAATACCATTCGCCTTTATTGTTGAGATGCACAACGGCAAATTCATCGGCGAACAAATCGGGAGCATACTCGCCAACTCGCACGGTAACGTCGAAAGTCGAGTCGGTTGCCGTGTCCAAGTAAACGCTGCAAGTGCCGGTTGCGTTGGTTAGAATCTTGGCGTCGGCTTTGATGAGCAGCGGTAACGGGTCCACCCGCTCCGCCAGCATGATCTTGGCGTCGGCGTCCACGATGCCGAGACATCTAAAGCCGGGGTGGTTTTTCGACAGAGTGAACTGCGACGGCTTGGGACCCCATGTCTCGCCGACCGCGGGGGTGCCGGTGTCGTAGGCTACCCGGTAAATGGGGCCGCTTTGCGCTTTGAGCACGCCGGTATGCGTGGTCGCTTCGTGCTTGCCGTTCACCAAGATCGGCTTGCCGAAATTGGTCGTCGAACACTTTTCGACTTCGCACACATCGCGCCCGTTGATCGGCGCCGCCGTGTCCGCCGTGGCGTCCTTGACGATCATCGCGCCGTACGCGGGCACCGGCGTATCGCCTTCCGAATCGACCTTGAACCAAATCGGCTTGGGCGGTGGCGCGGTGAAGTCGTACACGCCCTGCTCGACCAGCGAACGCATTTGACGCGGCATGTTTTGGTAGCCGCGTTCCAGCCGGTCGATTTGCCGCTTTAGCCGCTTGATGGATTGGTCGGTTAGCGTGTTGCTCATGGCTCGGTGCCGGACAAGATAATCGGGTAGTCGGGCGCGGAACGATTGGTGACGGTCAGCACGGCGGGATCGTACTTGACGCTGCCGCGCGGGTTTTGCTTGAGCGTGGTCACGGTCCGCGCCGCGGCCGAAGTCATAAAGTCGGTCAAGCCGCCGTCGGCGTTGAGGGTGGTGATCGTGCCGGTGGAATTGGGAAAGATCGTCGCGCCCCGATTGTTGATCGTGGTGATCGCCCCGACTTCCCGCGTGGTGATCGTGCCGCCGTATGCCGTGACCGTGGTCGCCGCGCAGTGGATAGCACCCGTGCCGTCGTTTTGATAGTAGGTGGTTAGCGTCACGCCAGAACCAAGCCGCAATTCCGCCGTGCTGCCGATAACCCTCGCGGTGGTGATCGCGCTGGTTTGTGTGTTGAGCGGCGCCACAGCCACGCTGCCCCCCATTAGATCGAGCGTGCCAATCGCCGACCCCAACAGGTAAAGTCCGTAGTCGCCTTGCCCGCCGCTGCCGGTGCCGCGAATGCGCGGACCGATCGCCGACGCTTCGATGTTGATGTAGCTCACGCCGGTGGCCGCGTATTCGAGCCGCGAGCAAGTGAACTGAACATAATTATCCGCGTCGCCCGCGGCGCCGTCGTAATCGTCGAAGATCACGACGCCCAGCGCTCCGGTTAAGCTGGCCGTGCTGAGTTCGTCGAAATTCGCCGTCACGTTGAACGCCCCCTTGGGGAACAGCACGTTGTCGCCAGCCGCCGGTACGCCCGATGGTGTCCAGTTGGCGGCGGTCGCCAAGTCGCCCTCGTTGCCGGCGTCGCGTCCGCTCCAAATTTTATCCGCCATGGTTTTAGCCCTTGAATACTTTGATCAGGTCGGGAAAGTAATTTTTTTCTTCGTAATACGAATAGTTGATGTACACCGCGTCTTTTTTATTCAGCGGCAACGGCTGCCCGTCCAAATCGAGCAGCACCGGACCAACGGGAAAATCGTCTTCATCGCGAATCCGCGCCAACTGCGGCTGGAACTTTTGCGATTCGGGTATTTCGGCGTACTCGTCGCCGCGCCCGTTGGGATCGCCTTCCGTCGCCCTGCGGTTGCGACCGAGGTTCGCCAAGTCGTCGCGCCACGTGCGCTTCCGCCAATGAAACTCGAACGTGTTCTTCCAGTAAAATATCTCGACGCCGGTGCTTAAAGTTTTCCAGTTGAGCGATCCGAGGATTGGTTCCATTTTCAGCGTGTACTTCTGGAACGCCCGCACGATGCCCGGTTTTTGCACGATGACGGTATCGGCGTTCACCACGTCCTGAAACGCCAAATCGAACTGCGAGGGAAAGCCCGGCATGTAGCGGGTGATTCGCAGCACGCCGTGCGATTCTTCTCGTTCCGGCGGCGGATCGAATACGTCGCCGGCGGAATTGACGACCGGCCCGAAGCTACCCGACTTGCGGCGTATCTTCGGCAGGTCGGTGTTGATCTTCGCTTTTTCCACCGGCACGCTGACGCGCACGGTGCCCCACTCTACCTCGTCGCGCCACGTTTCGGGGTTCTCGTTGCCTTGCCCGTCGCCGTCTTTTTCGTCGTCGTCCTCCGGCGTCGAAAACGTGCCCTGTACCATCCATACTAGGCGCGTGTCGGCCACGCGGTCGGCTTGTAATTCGGTGCAGCGCACGCCAGAGTCGATGTCGTTGGCGAAGCCGGTGATCGACCGACCGAGCCACTCGCGCACGGCGGACAGCACCACGGCGGCGCCGTCCTTCGGATCGCTGACCTGAACCATCCAGCTAACATTATAGCTGCGCTCGCCCTTTAAGCTGCGGCGCCCACCTTGCCCGGCGAACATTTTTGATACGCTGGTGACCGCCATTACAGGTCCACCGCCTTGGCCCGGTTCGGGCCTCTCGCCAACGCTTCGGCGATTCGCTGTTGCAGTTCCGTTTGCCGGCGCGCCTCGGCTAGCTCTTGCTGCTGCAATTGCTCCTGCCGCTTTTGGATGTCGGTTTGCAGTCGCGAAGCCGCTTGCACCGCCGAGAAGCCGGCCGATGTGCCACGGCTCGCCGCACCGATGCCCGGCGTGGTGGTCATGCGGTCGAGATTCTTTTTTTCTTCGGTTGCTTTTTCCAACGCTTCCGCGGCACCAGCCACCGCGCGTTGATACGTGTCCCAATTCAGCGCTCCGACCGATAATAGGTTTTGCAGGTCCGCAATCGTGTCGTTGAATTCTTCGTAGGGCGTGCGAAACTGGCGTGCGACATCCTCTCCGCGCTTCATTAGCGCGTCGAGTTCGCGTTGAGTTTCTTTGGCCGCATCGACGCGCTCTTTTTCGAGTTCCTTTTCCTGTTCGCGCTGGGCGAGTTGAGTTTCCATCGCGCCGCCGCCGGCATCGAGTTCCGCCGCCTGCTCTTTCCAGATCCCGAAAAAATGACCGACAGCCGCCGTTGCCTTTGCCAAGCTGCTGACCAGCTCGGTCACCATGCCGAGCACGAAGGTCAGTGCCGGCGCGGCGGCCGCGAATATGTTATTCTTGAACCCTTCCCACGCCGCGCTCAATTCGGTCGTCGCCACCGCCGCATTATTGAGCGCCGTCACCTGCCCGCCACTGAGTTCGTTGCCCAGTTCCTTGTTGCGGTCGATCAAATTATCGATTGCGTCCGCCCCCTGGATAATCGTGTCCAGCAGCGTAACGCCCGTCTTACCGAAAATCTTGGTCGCCGCGTCGGTGCGGTCCAGTGCCGTCGGAAGCTGCGAAATGGCTTCGGCAATCGCCTTGAATTGATCCACCGCCGACATGCGCGACAGCTCATCGAGGTTGACGCCGAGTCCCTCGAACGCTTCTTGCGCCTGCTGGCTTCCGCCCACCGCCTTACCGACGGTAATCATCATTTTTTGCAGCGCGACATCCGCCTTGCCGGCGTCGTCGCCCGACACGCCGAATACGAAATGCAAGCCTTGCAGTTCCTGCGTGGTGACGCCTAGCTGCGCGGCGGTCGAGTCAAGGTCGCGCACTTTGTTGGCGGCGTCCACTATCGCGGTTGAAATCCCCACGATGGCGCTTTTCACGCCTTGGATCGCCATGCGGGCGAGTTCCATCCCGGTGCCGATACCCAGTCCTGTTTTCAGGCTGGCGAGAAAACCGCCGGGCGGCGGCATTGAATTGACGTTGGACTCCAGCCCGGAAATACTATTGCCGATTCGTTTGATGTCGGAGTCGAACTGGCTAGCCGACGCCCTCACCACCGCCGTCATGTTGCCGATTGTGTTGTTGGCCATGTCGCATCAATTGGGTAAAAAATTGGTGGAGCTTGGCCGCGACTTCCACCCCGCTAGGTTTCGGTCGGTACGGCATGAAATCGTCGATCTTCATTCGCCTCCGCATTCGCAACTGCTGCGATTGCATCCAGGCTATCAGCGCGGTTTGTCGCCATTCGTCGCCAAACGGCTCCAGCTTCCAGTATTCCAGCCAGTCGGCAAGTTCGTCGGCCCATATTGGCAGGTAGTTGGGGTGCGGGCAGCCAATCGCAAGGCACAAGCGAAACGCGAACGCTAGGACTGGCTGCTTGCTGAGTTTTTTCCCTGGCCCTCGATCAATCCGTTACGCTTTAGTATTTCCAGCCCAATCTTGGAAACGAGCAGCGGGCTTTCGACGAGCACTTCGCGGTTTTCGGCGGCGAACAGAGGCGAACCGTCTTCATTGATCGCCGACCGCGCGATCACGTCGATCATGTAAGCCAGCCGGTCGCGTTCGCCTTCGCCCGCGTCGCGGTTCAGCGCGATGTAATCGGGTCCGGTCAGCCTCTTGATTAAAATTTCGCCGCCCCATTCGGGCACGCTAATCGGAAACCGGCTCGGCCCGTGCTTCGCTTTGATGTCTTCAATCGTCAACATGGATTTAACTTCCCGGTGTGAATGTCGGTTCGCCGCTGAATTTGATCGTGGCGTCGGCGGTCATTTTGTCGCCGTTCGGCACGGCTACGCCCATGCCGGTCATAAAGCCGCTGCAAGCCCACGTCGCGCGGGTGCTGCCACCAGCGGGCAGCGGGAACGTCACCGTCACCGTTTCCGCGGCGCCGGTGATTGGCGGCGCGGTGTTCGGCGCGAATTGCAAGCTCACGCTTAGTTCGCCGGCGTCTTTCAGGTCGGACGGCAGGAAAGTCATCCAGCCGTTGGTCGTGGTCATGTGGGTCGTGTCGATCGCTTCCCGCGACATGCCGTCCCAGCCCACGTCGAGAACTTCCGCGCAGAATCCGCTCGAAAAAGTGACTGTCGTCGAATACCCATCGTCGGCCATGAGGCACCTCGCTAAGTGTAAGTTTGCACGGTTTCAGCGCTAACAATTTCCAGGTTGAATTGCACGCCGTAGGTCGGTTGCTCGAATCCCCAGTCGCTGGGGTCGCTAATGTCGCTTTCGTCGGTCACAAAGCAGCGCTGGATTTGGAAATCCACGCTATTCTCGCGGTAGCCATCGACCGCTTGCCGCACTTCGTCGGCGTAGTTTTTCAACCTCTCGAAATTCGTGTCCCAGCAGTTGACTTGGAACGTGCTTGTCGGCAGCCCGTCGTTTTTTCGCGTGTTGTAATCGCGCCGCACGCCAGTCTTCATAAATGTGATGAACGGCTCGGCGGCGTTTTGTGGCGCGAAAATCGGATAGACTTTGACGGTCACGCCCGCCGCCGCCGCGATCTGTGCGCGGTTGGTAAGCCGCCTGTGCAACCACGATTCGACCATTCCCATTTATTTGTTCACCGCTTTTTTGAGTGCCTTCATCGCCGCCTTGCTTCTCGCCTTCTCGATTCCGTCGGCAAGTTGCCTGTTTAATTCCGATGCGACTTTCTGCCTGCATTGCTCCCATACCGGCCTAAAAAACGGACTGGCCTTCACGGCGCCACGGTTCTGTCCCTTTTTCGTTGTCCTCGACTTGGTTCCGCCTTCGATCAAGTGTGCCGCCGCGCCCGCCGGCCAGCGGTGCCCGACGAAGCCAATCGCGACGCCCCGCGTTTTGTACGTTCTAACGGCGATACCCACGGACTTCCTCATCGTGCCGCTCACGTGCGTTCCCCCGCGCTTGCCCTTGCTTTTTGGCGTCGCCCTTCGCAGCGGCGGAACCATGATGCGTCCCGCTTTGTTTACCGCCTTCGTAATAACCTGATTCTGCACCGCCTGCGTGAGAAACTTCATCGCCGACACAAGTTCGGTTGCCCCAACGAGCGACACCTTCATTCCCATTTCAGGCATGTCACACTTCCTCCAGGCACAGCAATTCCAGTTCGATCCGCCGTTCGTGCTTGTCGATGACCGACATGATATTGAGCGTCCGCGTGCCAATCACGATTTGCATTTTCGGTTCGATTCCCGGCATCCATCGCATTCGCACGCGGTGCGTTACTCCCGCCTCCACCTTGTCCGCGTTAATCAGTTCGCGCCCGCTCAATGGTTCGACCGCGGCCGGCACGCCAACCGCGTAAACGCTCGGCGTCAACTTCGCCTCGCCGAAGTCCGCCCCCTGGCTATCAACCAAAGTTTGTATTTTGATTCGGTGTCTTAGTTTGCCCGCCTGCATCAGGGTGTCGCGTCTTGAATTACGCGCAGCTCGATTGCCGCCGTCGAGCCGCTGGCGTTCGTGATGTAAAGTCCGGTCACGTCGGTGCCCAGCAAAAATGTGTCGTAGCTGCCGGTGTGCCACACGTAAGGCTGCCCGGCGACCAAACTGAGCGTGTCGTCCGCCGCGCTGCCGCTGTTCGTTTCCACCGTAATCGCCGCGCTCGACACGAGGTAAAACGCTTTCACCGCCGATACGTCGATGGACACGGCAATCAATGTGTCGGTCGAAGCCGTCGCGACCGATTCGCTGAGTTCGGTCACGGCACTGGCGCTAAACGACAGCGACCGGCTTACGGTGCCGGACGGCGCGGCCAGTGCGTAGGTAACTCCATAGCTAGTTGCCATCGGTTTCTTCCTTTGCGGTTGACGGTCTGGCGTGGCTCGCCTTGAGCGGTTTGTTCGGCGGCAACTGGTTCAGATCGGCTTTGTCGCAATCGTCGAACTTGCCGAGCTCGAATCGGTACACGCCGCGATACTTGCCGTTGCTGTGCGCGCCAACGAAGTCCACGAACTTGACTTCGCCCGGCTTGTACCGCTTGTCGCCAAGCACGATGTCGCTGGTGTTGGTCTTGCCGCGCATCGCCGCGTAAACGGCGATCTCGGCTTTCGCGATTTCGGCGGGTTGTTCGATTCGCGTCATAGCAGCGACCCCCACGATTCGCAGTCGAGTAAACGGTTCGCGTTCGCCAGCACCACGGGGCCATATCCCGATTCGCGGTTTTCGTTCGTGTCGCTAATCAGCATGTACATGGCTTGCTTGATCGTGGCGGGCACCGCCGTGGCCGCTCCGTAGCCGCAGGTGTAAGTGATCGTCAATGCGTTCGCTTGGTTTCGCACCACCGGCCAACTTTGCCCGTAGGCGAGCGAGATTCTTCCTTGCGCCTTCGACGGCGTGGATACGTCGTAAACGGTCGCCGCGAGCGTTTGACTATCGCCGTTGCTATCCACGTAAGCGACGCTCGTGACGCTCAACAGCGGCGGCTTGGGGAGCAAGACTTCGCCGCCGGGAAACTCGCGCGACTTCAACTGCCAAGTGGCCGTGACAAATTGCCGGTCCAAATAGTTTTCGCAGTATCGACGAGCCGACGCGATCCAGCCGGGTATCAACGCATCTTCGTCGTTGATCGTGATGCGGCAATGCTCGCGCGCTTCCTCGACCGACACCGGCTCGGTTGCCGGTGCGACGGATTGCGTCAGTTCGTAGGTCCATTCGGCTGCGGCTAACATCACGGCCTGTAGTAAAGGATGATTTGTCCGGTCTTGGAGTTGCCCGCGTTGTTGACGGTCACGGTCAGTTTGTCGCAAACCACGGGGTACGCGGCGACGCGGCCCGTGCCCGCCGTGTCTTCCAGCGGCAAGTAAGTTTCCAGCGTGTTGGACGCGTGCCGAGCGAGGAGCGCGGCGATGGCCACGTCGTCCATGTGGATCGACAGGTCCACGCCTTCCTCGTCCGTAAGCACCACGTCCCAATCGGCGGTCGGAGCGGCCGAGCCGGGATCGGTGACGACCTTAATCAGTTCGCCGACGATCTTTCGCGTGGTGACGGCGACGCTGCCGGTGGCGTCATCGGTGGTGAAATCGATGAGCACTTTGCGGATGCCGCCACGGTTGCCCGCGCCGTCCGCGCCGTCGTCGTAAGTCACCGTGGTGCTGCTGCCCGCCATCCGTCACGCTCCTAGCGAAGTTGGAAGATACGCAAATTTCGCAGATGCATGATCGGATCGTTCGTGCCGCCCGATTGGCAGACGAACGAGGGGACCAAGGCGACGATGGGAATATTGGCCGTCGCCGTCGCGGTTCCGGTCAGCACGCCATCGATGTATTGATCGACGGTCGAAACGCCGGTGACTTTGAATCCCAGTTTGACGTAAGTGTCCTCGGCAATCGTGGTCGCGGCCCTGGTGGCGCCCGTGCCCGCTTTTTCGCCGGAGAACAACAGCACGCCGTCGTCGGTCACGCACTGCCAGCCGATGTGGTTGTCGGAAGCGTTGGCGCTGGCCGCGATGATGGCCGTATCGATGTCCGACAAGCCGACGAAAATCTCGGCCTTATCATAGGTGTCCACGATTTTCATGCTGCATTCAAACCACAAGTCTTTGCCGGCGGCGGGCAAGAAAATCGACTTGGCACGTTGCAGGTTGACGCCCTGCGTTGCGGTGGCGCTGGCGGAATCGATCTCCAGCACGCCCGTGGCGGCGGTGCTTACCGCTGCGGTCCCGGCGGTGGCTTGGGTTAAAATCCAATCGCCGGTCGTGGCGGCCGCGTTGTAGCCGCTAAAATCTTCGTTGAGGTACACGCCAATCGACGGATCGTGCAGGTACTCCAGCAGCGGGCAGTCGGCCCACAGGTTGCCGGCGTAGTCCGCCGAAAGCGTCGGGTCGTAGTGGCTTGCCCGGCGAGAGCCCGGCGTGGTATATCCGCGTGTCGGCATGATGAAGCTCCCTTGTGGTTACGATGCTTTCGCACCGGCGAATGGAATCGCGGTAGTAGTTCGGTCGGTCTCTTGGTCGGCAACCGCTTGAAACACGCTGGCGGCTTTGAAGCATTCGCGGGCTAAATGATCCGGCGTGACGGTGCTTATCCCGTCCACGTTGACGCGCGCGCAGAACAGGTCCCACGCACGCGATTCCAAAAGCGATACACTGCCCGGTTCAGGCTTTTGCTTGGCCATGTTTCACACTTAGGCAATCGTTGTGGCGGGCGTCAGGTCGAGTCGCGGACGATTCGACTTGCCAAAGTAAACGACAACCGCCTCGTCGCCCGAGTGGTGGCAGGTGATTCGAGCGCCGACATAACGAAGCGCAAGCCCCGCCGCGTCGCCAAGGTGGGAAATTTCATCGGCGGCGCATTCGAGAATGGCCCAGTCGCCCATCGCGTCGGCGGCAATGGTGCCGCTGTCCTTGATGGCCGTGGCATTGGTGCCATCCGTGTCGGTGCAAGCGACGATCTCCACCTTGGTGACGCCGTTGCCGCCGAGGACGGTGGTCATCACGGAGACCGCGAATAACTCAAGGTCGCGCATATCGACCAATCGCTTCGTGGTTCCGCCGTCCGGCGTTGTGATTTGGGCGCTGGTGGCCCCTGGGTCGTGGTCCCACATCTGGATGAGGTTGTTCGACCGAATGTGCTGTTCTGCTACTGCGGATGCCATGTAATTGCTCCTAAGTGAGCTTGTTGAGTGGTTTACTTAAACGATTACGAACGGGTTTGTAGCGTGACGATTGGCGAACGGGTTGGGCCGTTCTTCGGCGTCAAAGCCGAACGCCACCAGCACCGAGCGTCGTTTTCGGTCCAGAACTTGAACGTGCGTTCGTGCTCCAGGAATCGAACGTGCATCGATTCGGCGTTGTTCATGCCGGTCAGCGTGCCTTCGAGGTATTCCGACCAGTTGACTAGGCTCAGGTCGCCTTCGGTGCCGAGTGCCGGACAGAACTCACTGAACAGCAGCGGTCGCCCGTCGAGCATTGCCGTGCCGTCGGGTGCCACGGTGTAATACGGCACCGCGATACCGCCCGTGCCGATGGTCTGCACGAGGCTTTTGAGCATCCGACGGGTGCCGTGGTTGGCGACCCACACCGCCGAACCGTAGCGCCAGCAGCGCATCTGCATTTCGTCGATGTTCTCCTTGAGGATCGTCGCGGCGGCTTGGCCGGTCTCTTTCGTTACGGTGATTTTCGCCGGGCTGTTGAGGATGCCTTCAAACTCGCCAACGCCCGTGCCGTTGAGTCGTTCGTTGACCAGCTTGGCGCTGAATTCGTCGGCGAATCCGGCGTCCAACAAGGCGATAAACGACACCAGCGAACGCTCCAATAGCTCTTCGGTCGCGTAGGCCACGCCGAACAAACCAGCCGCCTTCAGTTCGACTTGCTCGTGCTCCATCCGGCTGGCGGTGACCGTTTGCGTTTCCTTGCGGCGATACACTCGCAGCCCGCCCGACACGCTGGACGAGTGGTCTTTGTCCACGCGGGCGTTGAAACTGATTGTCGGCGTGGTCATCGGGATCGCCCGCACCAAGCCGGCCATCGGATCGCTTTCGGGATCGAGCCGCAAGGTGTCCGGCGAGAACGATTTCGGCACGAAAAAGTTACCGTAGGGATCGCTGTAGGTGCCGTGCTCGTCGCTGCCAGCCGTCGCGTTGTGCTCGATGCTGCTGCTCTTGAGGGATCGCAGCCGGGGATCGACGCGGCGGTCGAGAGGCGCCTGCATAACGGCGGTCAGGAACTCGCGGTGGTCCTTGAATCCCCGCTTCGGGTCGTCTTCAAACGCATCGCGCGGTTCGCCAATCGAGTGCGAAGTTTGCTGCGAAGTTTTGCGACCTTGACCCTTGGACAATTCCGCTTGACGTTTGGCGTTGCGCGTTTTGCGCTCGGTGTCTTCGGCCGCCGTTTTTTTGGCGGCTTCGATTTCGCCGGTCAGGCGGGCGAATTCGCCTTCCAGCCGGTCGCATTCGGCGCGGTCATCGGCGGTCAGCGATTCCTTTGCCAGCAAGGCATCCAGCTTTTGCTGGACTTCGTTGCGTTCGTGGATCAGGGGGTCCATGTGTTCCTCCGGGGAAAGCCGAAGGTTGCCGCGAAATAGATCGGGCGCGAGCCTCCGGCAAAGTCTTGAAAACTTCGCAAGTGGCCAGCGCCCGCAACGGCGAGACTGGTGTCACTGTTCGACGTGTCGATTTCCCGCACCCGC